GCGCAAGCTGATCCGGTGCAATCGCTTTTGCCGGTTCTGTGCCTGTGGTGATTTCTGCGGCAGTTGCATACCCCTTCAAAGTCATAGTATCTTCAACTGTAAGCGTTTTGCTGGTAGTGCCGCCGGAAAGAGTAAAACCCACTGCTTCATTGACTTTGCCGACAGCAGTCAAGACAGCAGCCTTGATATTTGCCCAGGTAATCTTCTTGCTTGTTGGAGTTTCACTTGCTTTATCCACTATTTCCAGCAAGTTGGCGTCGTTTGGTGTTTCTGAAAGCTCAGGTAAATCTGTTATTTTAATATTAGCCATTTTTTATCTCCTTATTTTTTCTTCCACAGCTTCCGTGTTGTTACATAGGACGGTTGTGGTATTCGCTTTCGCACGGGCACAACTTTGCTGACTTCCGGCATACGTTTCCAGTCAATGTTTTTTGGCAAGCCAACAGTTATTTCTTTTTTCGGCCATTCTGTTTTCAGGTCTTGAATTAATAATTCTGATGTCATTGTATGCCTTTCTACAAATTTACATAAAAATTATACGGGTTGCCGGAATATAGTCTGAGATAAGTTGTCGTTGCAGATTTACCATAACCAACCACATATAAGTATAATTGTAATAAATCCCCAGGTGACCAACCCCCTATATCCTGAGTGTATGCAGCATTATCTACGGCATAAACTGCTGTTCCGTAAGCAGTATAATTTTTATATATCTGAGCGTAGCACGCAGCGGAAGACTCTGATGGCAAAAGATCAAACCTAACCCTATATGTTCCACCAAAGGGTATATATATTTCTTTTATTTTTGTCCAACCGCTTCCATAATAAACAGTACCACCGCCAGTGCTTACTTCAAGGTATTCTCCTGCTATGCGATTTTCAAGTTTAGAACGAGATACAGAAGCATCGACAGGTATCCGAAAGTCACCTAACCGTCCGTCATTTCCTGCGCATGCTTGCTGTGCCCCTGTGCCAAGAGTGCGCAAGCCAGCTGTTGCGGCAATGGGGTCTTTTTTCGCAGCCACCAAATCCGCCGCGACCACAATACCATCTTCTTTTAATGCCCTGAAATTTTCTCTTATGTCCGCCGACACAAGAGAACCTCCATTTGCAGGTTTGCTGCTATCATATGCCATCTTAAACCTCCTTAATTTCCTATTATTGTTATATTTACATATCCACCTGTGTCTGCACCGGCCAAGCTATACAACTTAATAGTTGCACTATCCTTAGATTGCGCTGTTACTACCGGCACTAAAGGCGTTGCCCCCACCGGCGTAACTGTAATAGCAGGGGTTGCTTTAAAACCAGACAAATTAATTGTGGTGCCGCCAGACGCTATTGCTTTATACACTTCCATTGCATATAAGTTAATCACATTCCCCAAATACGTCATGGTATGCAATATTATCCGGTCGGTTGTCACTGTTGTTGATATTTCAATTTTTATCTTAAAATAACGGAAGTTTTTCAGTGTTCCGCTTGCTTTATAAATATTTTCGGTAACGTTCAGTGCTGACGCTGTTTCCCAAACATCATCGTCTAATGTCTCATTTGTTCCCCAACTCATTCCGTCAGATGAATAAATAAACTTAATAGTTTCTGCTGTAGAAGCGGCAACTTCTTCTATCTTCGTAAATAAAAACGCCATTTGCAGATTTTTTACACTTCCCAAATCCACAGCGGCGGAAGTCCAAGAGCCGGAAGAAACTGTTGGTTCGTCCCATGTCCCGATATCCCAGACAGCCCCGACATCATCCCACTTAACGGCGGTAGCCAATCGTATTGAAACACCATAATCAATGTGAGTATCAGCATCTATTGTGCTGTGCGCACCATTGGACAGGTCGGTATCAGTCACATCATGTTCATATTCGTCGCCAGCCCCCAGAACCGTTTTCACATAGGCCATTGCCTGATTCATATCCCCGTAAAGCGTGGAAACGAATTTGTCAGCGGTAATTGTTTGCGCAAATATACGCTCTCCGTCTATGTATGTTGGCGAGCCAGTTTTGCGCCAGGCTTCAACAATGGCTTTCGTGTCGGAATCAGTAAATATCCTGTCTGTTAATTCTTCTGTCCCCGTAACAGACTCCCAAGGAACTTCCGAAGAGCCTGTAATAACAATACTGCCGGACATCCTGATGCCATCAACAGGATCAATTTTTACATAATTATTTTCGTTAATGTAGGCCGCCCATCCGTAAACATCCGTCTCATATCCTGCATAGCCGTTAAGATTGCCCTCTCTAATATGTGTTGTAATGGTATCCCACGGTTCGCCATCGTGAGTGAAGACTGACAGATTAGGCGCATTGGTATCAGAGGCGGTGATATAAATACCTCCGTCCCCTGCCTGCCCGTAATTGACTACCGACGCCCCTTTTGTCCATGCTGGATTATTGTCAGTTGCATAATTGCCGGACTTGTCCCTTCTAACTCTATAAACAGGCGCAAAACTATTTTCAATTACTTCCAGCCATTCATCATAGATACCTTCTTTAATTCTCAGAATATCGCCAACTGCAAAGGTATCATTACCTTCGATTATAATTTCTGCTATCCCTTCTGTAATCAGTGTATCGCCCGCTTCTGTGATTCGCGTATCGCCCGCTTCTGTGATTCTATTAATTGCCGTCCCGTCCGTAACAGTCATATCAGCAGCCAGGACATCGCCCCCTTTGACTGTAATATCAGACCCAGAATGAACCGATATGGAATTGTATTCAAAGACGGATGTTCTGATAATTCCCCGTGCGGCTATGTTCCCAACCTCAAGAAGGTCTGGTTTCAGCAAGAAGCCTGCCCCTGACGAGCCGGAAACATAGTTTGAACTCCGAACAGCCGGTTCGTCGCTGTAATCGCCGTCCAGAATAAGATTGTCGCCAGATGTCGCGCCTAAGCGCATCAATGAATTGGTCTTATCAAGCAATATTTTAGCGTTTGCCGGGACTTCATTGTCGCCGAAGAAATCATCGCCTGCGAAGAAGCCGCCGAGCCGAATCACTCCATTTATTACGATGGATGTATCATATGCAGCGGGCATTGCCTCTGCCATCGCAAAAGTCGAAACGCTGCGAAGCTTGATGTAACAAGTATCTCCGGTCTCATATATCGAGCCGAGTCCAGAGAAAACAAAAGACCCTGCTGTATTCTGTCCAACATAGTGATATGTTAAATCGTTGTTTGACGCGTATATATCGCAGTGCGAATATAACGAAGTTGGCGGAGGAGTGAAGATCACTCGGACGGCGCAATAATTATATGCCTCCCCGCCGGCAACAAGTTCCGCCGTGATACCGGTTGGATGTGCAGGAACTATTTGAGGTGTGCCCGGTATGCCCGTCCCGATTGATGTCCATGTTGACGGGACTCCATAGACGGATATTGATTGAGCCTGTATCTCATATTCCACGCCTTCGATGACATTCGGGATGGTAATTGTCAGATTGTCCATCTCCGGAGTATATTGAAATTGCGTTTCGCCGACGATCCTGTATCGCAATCGATAGCCTCTGATCCGCACCACATTTGATGGCGCAGACAGATATACAATAATTGATGCTGTGCTGCCTCCGCCGGATGTCGTGGAAATATCCGTCCCGGCCTCTGTTGCTTCTATGGTAGGCGGGTCAGGAGGTAAAGTTGTAACGTCAACAGGAGTTGTTGTCTGCGGATCAAACGGAGGTATTTCCCCAGTGTCGGCATTGTATATGGCAGAGGATACATCAACGAAGAACAGTTGAGCGGTAAAGTCACCAGCCCGATGGATAGAATGAACAAGCAATTCAACCGTCTCACTGTTCGCCTCTCCAAACATGGCTAGGTCGCCGACTTTCGGGCCGAAAGCTTCTGCGACAGGAGTTTGAAGTTGAAGTGTCGCCGTTTCTCCGACTTCAGTCACAATGGATAGAACTAACGTTGTTCCGTCTGATTTTCTGAATCTGCAAGCATAGGACTTGCCTGCTTCCATTGCAGATAATTCATCAAGCGTAATATGTATTATGTTCCCCGAAACAACATCCAGCGATTTCACCCTGCCCCAGCTCAATCCCCATAACGGAATATCATGCGATACGCGGACTTTATCCCCCTTCCGGCACACAAGGTGTTCAAAATCCATGTAGAGCGAATACATTTCAGGCCGTAGTCTCGCTTGCGCAATATGATAGCGGCCAAATTTCCAGATCAGGTCAGGATGCGTGATGCCCGGAAATTCTATGGTTTCAAAAAGAGTGGCGTTGCCGGAATTATAGCCGTCATCATAAACAATGCGTTCATCGTCGTTATAGCCATTCAGTTCGTTTTTGAATCTTATCCTGAACGCGTGGGGCCGGTTATAAAGCTGCTTCTCCGCGCTGAATCCCCATGAATTACGGGGAGTGATGTGTTGGACAAGAGACTGTGATCCTGTATCGACAGTAACAGACCAGAGGCCATCTTTGATTGTGATAGCCGCCCGCGCTGTTGAAGCAATGTCCTGACATGCCTCGAAGACAGAAGACGTATAATCCCGATACATATTGAATGCGTAGCCTTTTGTCGCACAGAACTCATAGAACTCGCCAAGACCGGCATCGTCAACCTGCGTGGACGTTCTGGCCCGCGCATTAGCTTTGCCCATAAGGACGTGACGAATAAGCGCAGCAGGATTATTTGTCACGGCATAAGAAGCTTCGTTCGCTCCCCATGTTTCTGCGACGGAGTCCCATATCGGGCAATACGACGACACAACGCCATTAAGATTATCAAGTTGCCCGCTGAGTTGATCGGTAGCTTTAATACGGATGGCTGTTACCGCCAGTGGATGAGGGAATGTAATTGGATAAGCTGTTTCGATATTTCTGAGATATACCCAATACAATTCATCGAGTATTTGATCACTGCTGGTATCAGCTGTCACGCGCGTAATGCCGACTTCGTATGTTTTAGTATTATCGACAGTCCATCGCCAGCCATATCGGACGGCAGAAGTTGTCATGTCTGTGAAGGTCTTCTGCTCAACGGTTGTCCATGCCGGCGCGCCCACCTCCCTGTATTGCACTAGAACGGTAACGCTGCGCGCGATTCTGTTGCCCTGGTCATCAAACTGAACCAAGCCTCTTGCAAAGGCCACATCAACCGACAGTTCGTCAACGTTTGCTTTTGCCGTTCTTACTATTTGCCCGCCTACATTCGTAATTATCACGCCGATGGAGTCTTGCCGCACGGCAGATGGGAAAAGAGTCAACGGTGTATCAGTTGACCACCCTCCGTTTGTTTCAATTTCAACGCCGGCATATGAAGAAAGAAGCGTGTCGCCGATCTTGATGTTCTCGATCTTCAACGGCCCATACCCCCACACAAACAACATGCGCAGGTATTCGTCCGAGCCGACTAGCTCCGTATATGAACTCGCACCCAGAGGCGGATATACTTTATACGTTCCGAGGGCTACGGGTATAGGCCCCCATGGATTGGCTTGATTGGAGTTTGCCCCTATTGAATACGTAGGGGAATCGTTATAACTGTGCCGTGCCGCCAGTGAATTAGAATATTTTATTGGCGCGATGGCATTGACGAGTAGCGATCCGGCGGTCATCGCCGCCATTGACACGCCCGCCTGCACCGCCGCTATGCCAGCTTGAGAAGTAACCCCCAATTGCGCCGCTAACGCGCCGCCATATACATTTCCTACGACGGTAGCCACCACCACAACGACAATGGTCAGAATCGTCCGCAGTGGATTTTTTCCACCACCGCCGCCGCCGCCATGCAGAGGAGCATAAACAAGAATATGAGATGCAACATCGGGGACAAGATGCCATTCTCCGAGTGGAATGGGAAGCCCATCAACTTCAACGAGATAGGCATCAGACCACGCAGACTGATCCATTCGCTCCACGATCTGCCGAATTGTCATCCCATGCGGAATACACGCCACTTTAGGAGCGTGAAAGGCAAATGGACTTACTATGATTTGTCGATTATCCACCTGTAGAATCCCTCAACTCTTTGTTTCCATTGTGGACTGGCAAATTCCTCAACTGTCGAATTTACACCGTCCATGATATGTAGCATCCGCCGACGGTCAATGACAAGTCCTGCATGACAAACAAGGCCGTCAACACGCAGCAAAATCACATCATATGGAATAGGCGTCTGCACTTGCTGCCATTTTAGCCGTTCCTCTTTCATTGTCCTGGCAACCTTCTTGAGCGAAGCCAACGAATCATCAACAAAGATTTCCGCATAATCCGTCAAATCAATTCCTAGTTGCTCGCGGTAAACCATCACGATTAATTTCCAGCAATCGCAGCCGTTTCTATTGTTTCCGTTTTTTAAAAATGGAATTCCGATATAGTTCTCCACATTCATCAAAATATCACCCAAACAGCCCAGAAAAATACGATGGAGTCATTGACCCAGCAGGATAGGGTTCGGACTCCAGCGTCTCCAGCCTCAATGTCCCCGTAATCGTCGTTGCATTGTATGTAATGTTGGTTAACTTGAACTCAGGCCAACTTGCATCTACCGTATCAAGCGCATTGTCCATAACAAGATCAAGCTGACAAGTTACAGGCGTAAAAACGCTTCTTATTGTCTCCATGTATGCCCGGTGAATATTATCGATCTCGAGTTGCATCTCCCCCGGGCCTTCATCTGTTTCGTCGGGCAATTTAATCCTCACCGGAAGGAAAAAATATGTTTTCCCATTTGATATTGTGCCATAAACTTTTTCTGTATCAGTTGTAAATTCTGTCAGTTCCTGCGTTGGGTCGGTGCTTATTCTGATATCATCGGCAAGGTCTGGGTGTGAAAGTGTTATTAAAGCGATAGGAACGCGGCCCGTTTCCTGCGCAAAGGCGGCCTGACGAAAATTTAACGAAGTAGTAGTCATATATCCTCCTAAGGCAATATCTCCAGAGATAAGCTTACTTCATACACTTCCGGTTCAACTGCCGTCCATGATGGAGACTCGGTAAATCTCATCTCGCATGCGGCTGTATGCGCCGGCGGTTTTGTCCATGAAAATCGCAGAGAACCACCGAGCAATGTAGTGTTATAAAATGTTTCCAACATTGTTAATTGCGCTGCGGTCATTACCATCTTCCCAGATATAGGCTCTATTCCTGCCGTAAACCTTCTCCGTACCTTTGCGGGTCCCGCATCCATGTTGGACTTGATGGTTACATCGGGAAGTGATTGTCCGTAGTTTGCTGTTAAAAAACGCTGCGGCAAGCTGGAATTCCATGTTGGTATGCTCATTTATTATCTCCCCGTGAGCGGTTGCCGCCCGCCCATTTGTCTCATCGCTCTATTGGATTGTGACCCGAACTGTCCAAGTTTTTTAGCGACTGCCTGGTCAATATAAACATCAATCGCTTTTGATCCGTCTGCCGTAGTGCGTTCTTTTGTCGATACATCAGCTCCGACATTGTTATAAATATTGACCTCGGTTCCTCCACCAGCTAAGGCCCTGACTCCCAAATCGCCACCTATTCTCGTCAGCGGCATTACTGCCTCGGGGCCAGACTCGCCCATAATTCCTGCCCCTCGCGCCATAGGAAATACCGTCGGCTGCGACACAATTCCACCGTGGGCAAACGGGGTAACATTGCCGTTCTGGAAGACATTACCATTTGCGGATGGAACCATTCCTTCAAGATAGCCGACAACCAATCCGCCTATGCCCTGGGAAATACCCTTGAATAGCGGCCCCATAATTTGTTCTTGAATCGCCATTCGTAATAAATCGTCAATCATGGAGTTAATCATGTCTGAAAATGATGTTTCGCCAGTCCGACAAAACTTGACTATTGCATTTGTGCTGTCGCGTCCCCATCCTTCAATCGTTCTTTTCAGATCATCCAATTGGTCTTTTTCTTTTTTCGCCTCTTTGTCCAGCAGTTTTGCTTTGCTCGCTTCATACCATTCGTCGAGCTTTTCTTTGTCACTGATATATGTTGCGTATTCATCGTAACGAGACTGCAATTGGTCTAATTCATATTCTGTGGTTGACATCGTGGCGCGTTTATATTCGTCCTGAAACTTAGCTTGTTTATCGGCATAATCTTTTTCGTATTCTTCTAATTTTTCCCATTTATCAGCTTCATCTTTAAGGTATATTTCTCGCCTTAAATCTTGTGCTTTCTTTTGTTCATCCGCCTCTCTTTTTCTTTGCTCATCGGACACCTTTCCTGATACTTCCTCTTGCGCCGCTTTAGCAGACCGTTGCGCGGCCAGAACCTTTGATTCCGCCGCATCCTGCGCCGCTTTAGCCGATGCCTTCCCTTCGGCGGTCAATGATTGCTCAAGTTGGATTCTCTTACTCATAAGCCTCTCAAGCTCTTTATCAGAAGCATTATAGCGAGCTTCATATCCGATATTTGCATCCGCCGCCCGCTCGAATCTCTCCGTTGAGCTTTTTACGCCAAGCGCGCGCCCTGGGCCGTAAAGGAGCATTTGAGCTGAGGTCATTGTTCCGCCCAATTTGTCCAGCAACATCGCCAAACGCCGGATTTCTGCCTGGATGTCAATCAGTGCAATTCTGAAATTAACTCCCCATGCAGTAATCTTGTCTTTGCTGTTGCCGCTCAATTCGCCGTTAAGGTCAGTAATTGCTCCGGTAATCGTTTCGATGATTTCAGCCAGTGCTGGCGTGAAGGCAAGTCCGAACGCCACCTTGAGATTATCTATATGGCGCTGCAAGGATAGAACCTGTTTCCCCGCCGTCCCCATTGCCGCTTCATAGGTTCCGGCAATCATCTTGCCGGCATCCATAACAGCATTCATTCTGATCTGCGATTTTTCGGCTTCGGATAATTGTGTTGTCACTCGACCTGTGGCCTTGGCCACCTTCTGATAGCTGTTTTCAAAGTTAACGTTGATACCGATGGTGCGCAGGATTTCCACCTGGCCGGATTGAATGCCGTAAACCATGCGCTGAAATGCCTCGGATGAATTGATGTTGCCGATAACCGCCGCATCCTGGGCGACGCGGGCCAGCTTGGAGGACTGCGCAAGGTCAAGGTTTGCCTGAACCATACGCGTGAGTGATTGACGGGCTTCAACCATCGATATGCCTGTTTTTTCTAACCCTCTTGCAAAGGCTTCCATCTGTGCGCCTGAATATCCGGCGTTATTTCCGACAACCCGCATAACCACACCAAACGTCTCATAACGTGCCGCCAACATGGTAGCGTCCTTGACGTATTGCGCCATTTGCAGGACGCCGTAGGCTGCTGCCAGAGCCTTCACCGCTGTCGCCATCTGACCAAAACTTCTGTTGGCTGATGCTGTAGCCGTTTCAACCTTCTTTGTTGTCCCCTCGACTTTAGCCGCCGCTGTATCCAATGCGGCCAAATCTTTGGACGCCGTTACTGCGCCTGTGCTGTCAACACGAATGAAAAGGCTGGCTATATCATTACTCATTTTTTATTGCTTTCCGTTAAATAAGCATGGTCAATTCTTTTTAGCGCTTCTATTTCCCACGCCGTGGGTTCTGTTCTTGTCAGTTCCGCCCACGCTTTGATTTCGCTGAACGTCAGAGGCAATGCACCAACCTCCGAGTATCCCCTGCCGCCGGACAGTTCACAAAACCAGCCCCATAAATAATACAGGCAGTCCGATATATCCACGGGGATGAGTTGCTCCGGCATGTTGCCTGTCTGCCTGTAAACGCTCTCAAGGTGTTCCCTCAACGTTGCGCCATCTTTCTGCCGTGCATTAAGTTGAAACTCATGCTTGGCATACTCGACAAGCGAATCGATCATGCAGTGATAAAATTTGCGCGGTCACCTACTGCCGTGTCCACCTGCTCTTTGATCCACGGGAAGCGTTCATACAACGCCGCAGCATTGTCCTTCGTGCATGGCAGTTT